AAGTTTTTTAATAGCCTTTTTAGTGTGATATGCTTCACGCCCTTTAGCTAAAATATGTTGGCGGTGTTTATAATAATATTCTAATGATTTTTTATTATGTTCTAATCTTTTGTCGTCTGACATTGAGTTATATTATTGGTATATTTTTAAATATTGAAATATACCAAATGGAGTATCAGCTAAAGTGCGAAATCAAATGTTGTAGAATTTGTAATGAGTTTATTGAACAAACTAACAAATTGGTAATTATTAACCATAAACATTACCACCGTGATTGTATTATTCTTTGTCGTAGTATCCATTTGCTTTCCTTTGTTCATAATATTTTTTAGCAAGTTCAGCACGACGTGCTTTTGTTTTTTGATTATATTCTCTCATTCTAGAATTTATCCTATCACGATTTGTATCACAATATTTTTTACGAACAAGTGTTTGATGTTCTTTTATTTGTTCTGCGTTATCTTCAAGATACTTTAATCGTTCAGCTTTTATCATACCTCGTTTATCAGCAAACTTACGTTTTAATTGTTCTATTACTCGTTTTCTATTTTCACGAATATTTTGTTTCTCTAAATCTAATGATGGAGCAATAGTATTTAAAGTAGCTTTTAAATTAAAATACCAATAATTTTCACGCATATGTGCTTCCTCTTTTGAATTACAAGGAAACTTTTCTATTTCAATAAATTTCCAATTATTAAAACCTCCATTATCCCTTATAAAAGAATAAACTTTACAATTATACGATTTACTATTCTCATTACAACAAGCAAATTTATGTTCTATTTTTCGTTGCTTAAAGTTAGTAGTATGTCCCACATAACACTCTTTGATAGTTTCATCATTACAACAAATTTTATAAATGATAGTTTTAACGTAATCAATCATTTATATAGGTATAGAAAATAGTCTTTAAGCTTCTTTATCATTAATCTTTATGTAAATTTTAGCCTGGCTTGAAGAACTTCCCATCTGTTCCATCTCGTCTCCCATCTTCTCATTTAAAATCATCAGCTCCTTATATTTGCTTGTTAGGTAATAATGACGGAGCGCATTGACACCCTTCTTGCCACCAAATAGCGCATTGAGTCGCTGGTTAAGAGTCACACTGGACAATGGTTCTAAATTGGTATTGAATAGGAGTGTATCAATTTCCTTTGGTATAATAGCAATCCATTTTGTTAGTATCTTCTTTAGAGCAGGTGGTATATCCAGAGTCTGTTCCCCTTTTAGTTCCTTGCCCATCTTTTGAGCAGTCTTGTACTTATTAAAAACAAATCGTTCTTTCTTTAAATCCATGTAGTTGTCTTTATCCTTATCGTAATTCTGATACTTCATGTCCACATAATCAAGGCTTCTTCTTGGAACTATATGCCCATAGTAAAGAGACAATATAATGAAATTTTGAATGTCCATTAGGTCAGCAAGACGGGGCGACTTCTTCTTAAAAAGAAGTTCAGCATCTCGTTTCAATCTGTCGGCAAGTGCTTCAATCTCATCATGATTGATTGCTGAGTTTTCCAGTTTGTCTGTGAGTTCGGATTTGCTAGTCTCATCATTATACTCCTTGATATCTTCCATCATCTGCTTCTTATACTCAGCTACATCAGGAGCAATACACACAAGCGCAGCCAAGTAAGTCTTACGGGTGCCAAATGATTTCTCATTAAGGAACTCCATAATCTTTTTATGGTCTTCAAATTGTTTCAGACTAACATCATTGATGTTACCAAATACGTTCTTATACACGGACCGCAATAGGGAGTTATATGTCTTCACACTATTGGCTGACATATTGGGTTTGCGTTTCTTTAGTTCATCGGAGAAATCCATTGTGATATATACGGAGAAAATAAGTTGCTAAATAAAAAGTAAATTAATTAATAATGTTTCCTAGGTGGCGCTAGATAAGTATTTAATTAAGACAAATGGGCTAAAATTATGGTGCCAGATGGTGCGACCCCCTAAAACATAACCAAAATACGTCATTTCCTTAATTAACTAAGCAAAAAGTGAGTTAAAGGCTTTATTAAAAATTTTTAATAAAGCCTATCACTAGCGTTATGTGCTGTTATATTAGGCTACAGCTTAATTTCAGTTATGTCACAGCATAGAAATCAAAACTATATACTTAATTAAATATTCAAGACCATATTTGGTAAGGATTATTTTTATTATACCAACCAAATCAAATGACACCAAACTCAGCACCAGATGTACTGTCAAATTTGAAGCTCTGGTCTTCTTTAAGAACTCATCAATCAGCCAGTTTTGTATTTGCTCTACTATCCAATCACGACAGTAACGGAGTACGCTATAGCAATTTGCGTTTGAACCAATCAGCAACACAACTGGTAGCAAGACGATACCACGGGTGAGCAACTATATGCTGGTTGTCATGGAGGAACTCTATATTCTTACTAAGTAATTCAACATCTTCTGCTGATAGGTTACCATATAATGTTTTGTATATTGTGACGAGAAGCAACTTCTTATCTATCTTAAGTTTATCATTCTTCTCTTTGTTCTTAATCCCTGAGTTCTCAATCATATTACAAATCAATGACAGCAATTCCATGCTGTGTCTATTAGCGCGGACCTCCGCAGGCATCTCTGTAATGCGTCCTAAAATGCGGTCACGGACTTTCGCAATCTTTGCGTCCTTCCATAACTGGTTGGCTGGTTTCAAAAAGGCGAAACTTGACATTATAATAATACGGAATATTATATTTTATATTTTGTATTATTTGTTTATCCAATTCTTGTCCAACTAACATTTGTAATTAATTTCGTATTTGTTCCACTATCAACTTCAGACCGCGCATTTACATAAATTGTTGTAGCAGCAGTAGCAGTATAGACACCGCTCAGAGTCCCCCTCTGTCTTATTTCTGCTGCGCCTGCTGCGTCATTTATTTCTTCAAAATATTGTAACCCATAAGCAGCAGCAGTTGAACCACCACTTGTTGTAGATAGAACAAGCATTTTTGCTCGCACAGTATTTGATGTATTAGTATACCATTCGTATCCACAAATTATCAACCATACACCCCTATTTGGTAGTGAAAAATCGCTCCTTGCTGTAAGAGTATTATTCATAGGGTCTGTTGTGGTTGTTTCTGTATCCGTATATCCCAATCTGGTATTTGCCATTGCCGCATAACTGTCTTGGAATGCTGTGATATTACATTGTAGGTCAGCAGACCCTGTAACCTGTAAAGTAGGGAAACTTCCACTTCCTGCTCCAGTTACAGCAAAATCCGCATTTGTGACGGATACTTGTGCGTCTTGAACCTGAAACATAAGGACAGAATTATTATTAATTTTAAACAATCCAGCAGTAGGCATATCAACAGTAATATTTCCACCCTTCAAACCAAGTGCTCCAGTAGTGTTTCCAATGGTCGTTGCCTTGGTTCCAGTGGCGTTTATATTCGCTGTTGCTGTTAAATCAAGGTCATTTGTTGCCGTAACTGTAATATTATTTGCCGCATTAATTAGTATATCCCCTGCTGATGCTGTGATATTTACATCTTCTGCTCCTGTAATATTTACATCTTCTCCTGCTCCTGATGTTAATGAAAGAATTGTGCCACTGTTTAAAATCATATTTGAAGTGCTATCTATTGTGACTGTGCTCGCACTATTGATATCTAACCCAGCATCACAATCAATTTGAACTTGTCCTACACTATCTATCAAAATATTATTTGCTGACTCTAATTTCAATGTAGATGCTGCTCCATTTGACTTGATTGTATTTACGCCATTATCTACACCATTAAGAGTTAGACCATTTGTTGCCGTTTGTGAAAGTCGCATCAAATATCCTGAGGCATTAGGATTCCTCAGATTTGTATCTGCTCCTCCCGTAGTTATTGCGCTGAAATGCGTCATATTTGTAGCCGCTGTGTTGGTTGTTGTAAAAGTAATTTGATTTGTAGTTGTTTCCAAATCATCTGTCGCTACAAGACGGATATCATTCCCAGCTCCTGTTGCGGTTATTACTATTGTTTCTCCGTCCATCGTAATATTTCCTGTAGCATTAATGTCTAATAAACCACAATTAATTTCTGTTTCACTTGCGGCTGAACCAAGAGTGAATTTTCCTGTGCTTGTTAGTGTGATTGTTGGGGCATCAAGCGTGGCTGCTGAACTGGCATTAAGGTCTAATGTAGAACATGTAATATCTGCTTCTGTTGCTGCTGTTAATAAAATATTTGTCGCTACGCCAACTGTAGTCAATTTAATATCTGCCTCCTCTGCTTGTAAAACGATGTGACTACCAATTTCAAGAGTATTCAATTTAATCTCATTTAATTGGTCGTTGGTTTTTAATAAAATACCATTGACTCCACCAGGCAAAGGACATTCAAGAGTAATACTTTGGGAGGTTATTGTGGTTGTTTCGGGCGTGTCTATTGTGATATTATTTGACGCATTAATATCCAAGAATGTTGAATTGATTTCTGTTGTTGATATACTAGTTAAAGTTGTAGTGCTTCCGCTTAGTATACTCATAGTTGTCCCAGATTGTAATATTGTTGTGCCTGTAGATGTTGCTTGAATACCAGCATTTAGAGCGTTAAACGTAAGACCACCAGATTGAATAGTCATAGTTCCTGTATTGTCATCAACTCCGTTCCCATCTTGTTGTATGATTTGCCCGTCAAAATTGGCAGCAGTGTTAGTATCACCAATCATATCTATTCTTACTCTATTATTTGGCGCATCTTTTACAAGTGCGATTTCCTGTGTGAATCCAGCAGATTTCAAAAACTTTGATGTGGGAATATAACTGGTTTCTATTGTTTGATTCATCGATTTCATCAGGGTTCTGGACAATCCCAATCCATCACCATAATACCATTGGAACGCTGAGTTCGCATCACCATCTATTTCAGCATTTAAAAACTTGCGACTGCCTACGCCATCCATAGTCCAGAATCCCAAATAGTCATAATCATTCCCTGTGTTATTATCATACAGAACCAGTTTCTTTTGATTATTGAGTAGGGTTCGTGTAATATACATTTCACCTGCTGTGATGGTCGCATCATTCGTGACTTCAAATGTATTATTCACAACTAACGACGACACTTGTGATGTACCTTGACTTGAAGTAATTGGTGCGCTTGCGCTCAAACCATAGAGGAATGTTGAGGCATTTGCTGACCCCAAATAAACCGCATCTACTCCTGGTGCTGCTCCTGTATTTGTGATTTGAACCCTTCTACTGAATGTTGTGCCTGTAAATGTTCCCCATGACTGGTCTTGTGTTTTCACTTCTAATGTTGTGATGCGTGCTTCATCTGTGGCTATGTCTGCTGTATTTGTGGCAATTATCGCATCTTGTGCCGCCTGTGACGCATTATTGGTTACAATATATGCTGATAATCCTGCTGCCGTTGTAGTTGCTAAAGCTAGCGCCGCATATGCCACTGGTCCATCACCAGCATCTCCTGTATCACCTTTATTTCCTTTAGCTCCTTGGGGTCCTGTAGGTCCTGTGGGTCCTCCTGATGGTCCTGTTGGTCCTACTGGTCCTGTGGGTCCTCCTGGCGTTCCTGGGTTACCTTGTGGTCCTGTGGCACCTGTAGCACCTGTGGCACCAGTGGGTCCTGTGGCTCCCGTGGCACCTTGCGCTCCTTGCGGTCCTTCCATAGTATTCATAACTTGTTGGACTGTTATTATGACACTTGGAATTGCTGGTCTTGTTGGATTTATTTGTGATGGTTCATAACGGAGTCGCATATCTATATCTGATGAAAACCACGCAAATTCTATATAATCATTCGCATTAAGTTCTAACATATAATTCCACGCAGCAAGAGCAACACCATTATTTTCTGTTATTTGAACTTTACCAGTTGTATCAGCAAGATTTGCTCCATTCAATCGCAACCAAACATCAAACTCATCTACACCAGCATCAGTTTTATCAAATTGTGCTGAAAACTGGATATTATAAACACCAAAATTCAAAACCTTAATCTGTGATGATGTCGCTCCTATTTGAACATCATTATTATTTGGGTCACTATTATTTACTGTCATTAGGTTAACGCTTGTTACTCCAGCATTGGTTTGCGTCACCGTGCTCCAAAATGAACCCCAGTATCCCGTTGCTTGCT